CAAATCCTGATTTCATTTCACTTCCCCTTCCTGGCTTCTGGCCGAAAACCTTATCATCTCGACCTCCAAAATGCTAATTTTCTCCGAGTTTTACGCTTCGTAACGTCTTGGGTCAACCTGTTCACCAAATTCAATATTAGCAGTCAGGTACATATATTCTTCAAATCCAATAATGCCACAAGCACGAGCGTACTCACATATTGCCTTGAATTTTTCCTGTGCACTAATATCTTCACATGATTTATTGTACTCTTCCGCCCTATATTTGAGGACTTCACGACACCTTACATAACCAAATCCTGATTTCATTTCACTTCCCCTTCCTGGCTTCTGGCCGAAAACCTTATCATCTCGACCTCCAAAATGCTAATTCTGGTGGTCAAACAGCCACCACAATACTATTAGATACAACACCCAAACTACATTGTCACATTGCCTATCCCATTGCAGTTCCCGGTACTGCAACCATTCCATAGCGTACCATACAGCCGATATTGCCATACTTACTACCAATGCCTTAGTAAATTCCACTCATTGCACCTCCTCTAAATAACGATTTTCCCAATCAATCTGTGTACGCCAACATATCTCCCAGGCAGATCTGCTTGTCAGGCTCATAATTCATCCAGAGTGTTTCCACCCGAGGCAAATTGTGCTGCGCTCTGGCTCCAATCTGTGCTTTATGCCATCCTGACAGATATTCCTCATACAGAGGGCACTCATATCCCGACAGCATAACCTTAGCCCGGCTCTCACACAATGCCTCTAACAATTCCCTATGATCCTGATCTGACATCTCATGCCGATACTGTTTTCGTCCACGAGTTGACAGCACGTAGGGCGGATCTGCATAAATCAAAACATTCGAGTGGTTGAATGCTTTGATAAGTTCCAAGGCTGGCCGGTGCTCTATCTGTACCTGCTTCAGGCGTTCCGCCATCTCTGCCAACGCAGCCGGCAGCTCGTTCCAGTAGCGGACCGCATAAGCAGCCTCCCGGCCATACACATCCTTCTTCCATCCACATTTCTCTGTTATCCGGAAACCATGGCTCTGTAATGATCTGATTGCAAAGTATGCAGCCCGCTCCACTGGCGTTCTTGATGGATTCGTGAAGGATTCCTCATATACAGATCGAGCATAGGGCGTATAATCAAGCCATGCACATAGCTGTTCCCGGCTTTCTACATCCTGTAACACGCGAAAGAAATTGACTACATCATCATCCAGATCATTGACCGTCTCTATCGGCGCCGGACACTTTTCAAACAATACCGCACCACCACCGAAAAACGGCTCCAAGTAGCTGTGATGGGGCGGCATGTACTGAATAATCCATGGTGCAATCCTCTTCTTGCTACCGGGATAGTGCAATGGAATATTCATGATGTACATTCCTCCATCCTTTTCTCCAGAACCGACACCCGCGGCGCATAATAATGTGTCAGCCCTCCATATGTTCCCGCCGGCACCGCCACCACCGCTCGGTCCCCCTTCAGGTAGATGTCCACTTCAAACTTGACATGGCTTTTCTTGGCTTCTGCCGGTACCCATCCCAGGGCGCTTTCCCCCGGCGGCACAACTGCAATTACCTTCCCGATCTTTCTTTCCAACTTCCCTGTGCCTGGCTTTCCCAGGTCACTGTATCGCCCACATTGATCATCGATCCCTTTCACCTCCGCTCTACAACTCTTTCTCCAACTGCAGCAATTCCGCCCTGGCCTGCGTGATCCGGCGTCTGATCGATTCCTTGGTGTGATACATATCAAGTTCGTTGTACAACGGCCCGCGGCCATTCCTCACTTCGAAATTCTCATACTCCTTCACGCTCTCTGCCAGCGTGTTCACCATGTTCTGTACCATCATGATTCGATTCGCTTTACGCATTCCGCTTCTCCTTCCCATATGCCGCCCGTTCCCGGGCCTCCAGCTCATCCATGAACCAATTCACAATCGGCGCCGCCACAGGCTCCTCTTCCATGGTCGGCGTCGGGCCTTCCCACTTCCGAACCAGGTGAGTACCATACCTTACTTTGATGACCTCCGCTTCACCTATCAGAACAGCCCACTGGACCGAGTCTCTGGATGGAACGTTATCACGCCACTTCATCCAGAATTGATTGTAAGTTTCATTAAATATGTTTGATATATCCTTATTTGTCATACAATTCTCCCAAAGTAACCGTTTTTAAGGTTACCGTAACCCTCCGCAACAGAGTCTTGGGTTACCGCTCAAACCCTTGTAAAATAAGGCTTTACAGGCTACAGTAACCTAAGTAACCCTATTTTTTTAATCCCTTACGCGCGAGGCTTTTTTTCTAAAACTTTGTGAAATAAAATACAAAGATTATAATATTTTTTTCTCTATATATAGGCGTGTGTTTTTTAGGGTTACTTGGGTTACTCTATCCAAAACAGCCCGCAAACCCTCTTAAAATCAAGCTTTTTGCAGTAACCCTCCTTGGGTTACTCTCGTCAGTTAAAGGGTAACGTTTCCTGCACTCCGTCCTCATTTACCTTGATGAACCCATCCTTATCCGTATTATCGTTGAGCTTCAGGAACACGCAGCGGACCTTATTCCCCTTAAAGCTTTTAAGCTTGTCCATCTTTTTTCCACCAGCCTCCGCCTGGAGCAGCCCCTTCCGATTCGCCCATGACAGGAATGAGGCCCGGGAAAATCCGCCCTCCTTGCACAGTGCCGTAAAGGCCGTGGTATAGATAATGGCATACCCGTTTTCAATCGTCCCCCACTTCTCCACGTTCTCCACCTTGTCGTCGAACCTGGCCGGATTCATCGCCACCTTGTCAAGCACATACTGATAGCACCGCTCGTTGTCGGATAGCTCGTCTCGGTCCACCAGGACCTCCCTGGCCTCCTCCAGGCTGATGTACTGCCGATCCTTGAACAAATAGTCTGTGGCCAGCTTATCCGCCGTCAGGATGATCGACAGGGACAGGCTCTGCTTCTGCATTTTGTCATCGTCCGCCAGCTGCCGCAGGAAACCCTGTTGAATCTCTCGCACCTTATCCCAGCCAAGATCTTTCAACACGTCCACAAACTCCCTGCCGGCGTGGCCATAGTTGCGCTTGACCAGCTCCGCAGTTGCCCCAGGATCGTCAAAGACTCGCTGCCCGCACTCAATCTCCAGGATCCGATTGATAGCGCCACCCTGGGTCACGTAAGAGCTCAGGGGCCGCTCTCCATTGGTCAGAATGCAGTTCTTCCAGTGATTCTCCCGGTTCAGTCCCAGTTCCTTGTTGGAACGGGTCTTGCCCTTTCCGGAGCACAGGTCGTAGACCAGGCCCTCAAAGTTATCCTCGATCTTCCGGTTCTTCTTGGAGGAATCGTCCAGGATCAGCGGTAGATGGTTCAGCAGGTCGCATATAGCTTCCAGGCCAGTCTCTGTCCCCTTGTAGTCTTTAATATATGCACTCTCGTCCGGATTAGCCCAGACCGACGCTGCCACCATGGTAGCCACACTTTTTCCGCCTTCCGTGTCACCCCAGAGATCAACAAAGTATGTCAGACCGCCCAATGGCTGCACTAAAACACTTGAAAAGGAAGCCGCCAACATGAATTTGATTTCCATACGGCACGTTCGGCGCAGCTGCGTCACATATTCATACCATTTGTTACGACTGCCAACCTGCGCTATGCTCTCAGCTATCTGCCTGTACCTGGCATCTCCATCGAACACTATTTCCGTATCGTAAGGCAGGAACCCGCCGCGGATCCAGCCCAGCTTAGAGGTGGAATACTGAACCGCGATATGGTCCTCGTTGGCGTTCTCCACGTCCGCCAGGTACCGCACCAGGTACTTGGCGTTCTCGCTGGTCACTGCGATCCCCCGGCCTGACAGCGATACAATCCTGTTGGCGGAGGTCACCATGGTCTTGGGGACAATAATCTCCTCCCACCGCCCATTCCGCTT